CGCAGGTCGTCGATCTGCTCGGGCAAACTGTCTAGTTCATAACTGCAGTTGTCTAGGGTCAAGATTTTCATATAACAATTATACTTGAGATTGAGCAAGTGTCAACCTAACGATACTCCAATTTCTCTTGGGTGTAGGGATATTCTGCTTCTCGATAAAAGGTTTTGCGTTTGGTCAAGTGTCGCTTGGCGAATCTGCAGGTTGAGGTTATGTCCCAGATCTGAACAAAGTCTTTGTCTTCTGCTTTACGAATGCCACGACCAATTGACTGGATAACACGCACAAAAGACTTGCCAGGCTCAACAAGCACCAGATTAAAAATACGGGGAATGTTAATACCAACTGAGGCCACACCGTAAGTAGCGACAATGATTTTGTCTGTTGTCTCCGATACTTCATCATAATGATCTTGCCTTTCTCCTGCTTTGGTAGCACCTGATATGAATACAGCACGATCGCCCAGTCTATCTACCAAGGCACGACCTGCTGTGATACGATCCACTAGGATCAGCGTATTTCCGGTTCGATTTACTTCCTGTACTAGGCTAGCGATAGCATCCAGTCGATCTGCATCTTCCAGCAAGAACTTCAACTCGCTTTGATAGTTAGTATGTTCCTGATGATCCACCAACTGTACCACGTTCACATGGCACTGTGCCAGCACACCTTGCTGTTGCAATTCTGCGGCTGACAACTGTCCCACCACGGGACCTATGCTGACATGCAGTGCTTCGGATTCAAACTTTTCTTTGGGTATGGTACCTGTGAGTCCCCAGCGTATGGGTATCTGGCTCATGACGCCGGTCAGTAAGGTTTTCAATGCGTCAGCCTTGGCCATGTGTACTTCGTCCACTATCACACACACCACACCTTCTATGAACTCGCCGATGGTGACATCGCCTATGTCGTTGCGTGTGTTCTTCAACAGATTGTTTAGGCTTTGCCAGGTACAGATTGTATGCGTCTTGTTATATTCCTTGCGATCTCCAAAGTACACGCCCACATCCAATCCCAGATTCACATAGTCTTTTTCTGTTTGTGTCACGAGACTTTTGTTGGGCACTATGACTATGGTGCGACCATGTGATTCGCACAGTTGGCTCAAGGCCGCGGTCATGATAGTTTTTCCAGCGCCAGTGGCGATCTCCTGCAGGCACTGCGGATTGGTGATAAAATTGCGTATGATGGAGACCTGATAGTCTCTCAGGACTATGGGCTCGCCTTGGGCAGGATGCCCAGCGGGCCACTGTCGATCAGCAAAGGTCGACTCTGTGATTTCTGGAAACTCAAAGTCGCGGCTGTATTCACGCAGATCTTCCAGTTCCACATCATAGCCTTCTTCGTCCAGCACAGGCAATATTTGGGGCAGCAAGTTCACATATGTGCTGCCGCCCAACTGGAAGAACGACACCTTGCCGTTCCAGCGTCCCATCCTGACCGCTGGCAAATACCTGGCATACGGCACTTCATACTCAAACAGGCGCATGAGCCTGCGTCGAGTTTCCAGTTCCAGGCCTTCGATTTTGACATTGACTTCGTCTTTGATGATTAAGGTGGCTGTGCCTACCATGAGGTATTCCCGTCGAGATAGTCCTCGCGATGATATTGAGGATCGATGTAATAGATGATTTTTCTAGCGATCTGTGCCGGCAGTGAACCAACGTCCCAGACCACAAGACCGCGACTTTTATTTATAACGATGTCCACTGAGTCAAAATCAATGGCCTGATAGTTGTACTGATAGTCGTCCATGAATTCCCATTCGGGATTTCTGCTTCGAGCACGGTAGTATGTGCTGACCCTGTTGGGCCATCGTTGCTGTATGTCTTGGCAAAGATCGTGATAGGCATCTTGTTCGTTGATCAGTTCAACGGCCACACTGTGTTGTTCATGCTGATCGATATAATCCAATATGGCCTGATGATTGTCTTCAGACCAGGTCAGGGCCGTGGCCTGCTGTGAGTTCAACATGGCAGGCACCACAGACTCGGCATTGCTGCAGAAGTAACTGCGTAGATCTTCATGGATCTCCACGCCGGCACGCACCAGAGTATTGAGCGTGGTCAAGGTCAAAGGCAAGTGTTCAGGTATGGCCGCCATGACATGTTGATTGGCACAGTTGATCATGATGCCACCATTGACCAGCCTGGCCTGAACTGTCCACTGATCGGCCTCTGACGCACTCAGCACAGGATCCAACAAGTCGTTGACCCGAGCGTCAATGTCATAGGCCGGAGTCCTGCTGCGACAAAACTCCAGCGTGGATCTGAGATTTTTGGCAGTAACAGGTATGATCCACTCTTTGGCATCCGGATCCCACACAGCATCGTCCACCAGATCTCGGGCTCTACGATAGTCTGCCCAGGCATCCACTTGAGCGCGATCGTAGGGACTGCGCATGATAAGATGATCGTCTTGTAGACTCAACTGTGATCTTTCATGATCAGCAGTGGGGGGCAAGGGCATGACTGCCCAGGCAGCTGCCAGCATGGCATCAGGATCCAGATTGGCCTGCTCAATCTGCTGGCGATATCGGTAGACCAGTTTTTCCCACAGTTCTGCCTGCTTGGGCGTGACCGCACGATTTTTGGCTATCCTGCGGTTGTAGACTTCGGTGATGAATTGACGGTCGTATCTGGCAAATTTGATGTTTTGCAGCATCCAGTACCAGTAATTTTCACGAGATTTCATAGTGCTATTGTAACATATCGCTGAGGCGATTACAAATGCGACATCGCCAAAAAGCCGCTAAATACAGGATCTAGCAAAAAAAGGTGTATTATGATCATTACAGGCACTCGCGTCCGGGGTGGCAGATATTACGGTGGTACAGGGTCAGCATCAGATGCATATTTTGATTTGGTAGCATTATTACTGCCTGGTAACGGTACCAACGGCGCTCAGAACAACACCTTCCAGGACTCTAGCACCAATGCGTTTACCATCACACGTAACGGCAATACCACGCAGGGCACATTCTCACCATTCAGCCAGACCGGGTGGTCAAATTACTTAAATGGATCCAGTTATTTTACTGCGCCTGGTAGTACTGCTTTTGCATTTGGCACAGGCGCCTTCACTATTGAAATGTGGCTCTATGTCACTGCCTATCCAGCCAATTACGCAGTCATTCCATCGAACAGACCCTATAATGCCGGCAGTACCGATACCTGGGGTGTGTTTTTCTTTAATGACGGTGCAGTAAGATTCTCCGATGTAAATAATACTCAAACATTCCAAACCTCGGCAGGTGCTGTGCCATTAAATGCTTGGACACATTTAGCCGTTGTCAGAAATTCTACAGCATCAAACGACACTAAAATTTATATAAATGGCACGTCAGTTGCACAAGGGACAATTAACAGTAATTTTGCAAATAATACGAACGCAGTAGTCTTTGGCACGTCCTACGACTCTAATAATTGGTATGTTACCAGCTACGCATCCAATCTCCGAATTGTCAAGGGCACAGCGGTCTACACCAGCAACTTCACGCCAAGTACCACAGCACTGACCAACATCAGCGGTACATCACTCCTGACCTGTCAATCAAATCGCTTCGTTGACAACTCCTCCAACATATTTGCCATTAGTTTGTCAGGCACACCATCCGTGCAGGCATTTGCACCATTTGATCCCACCACTGCCTACGCCGCTGGCACAGTGGGCGGCTCGGGGTACTTTGATGGTACGGGGGATTATCTTTCTGCACCAAGTAGTAATAATTTTGGTTTTGGAACTGGCGATTTTACTATTGAGTGCTGGGTCTACCCATTAGCAAGCACAGCCCAACGATTGTTGTTCGGTGGTGGGGATATGAATAATTTAGATATAGGTTTTTCGCCCGCCAACACTTTTCAGTACTACGACGGAAGTGTAAGAGACACAGGTGTTTCTGCGGCTGCAAGACAATGGTTTCATTTTGCAGTATCAAGAACATCTGGAACAACAAGTGTTTATGTTAATGGTGTGCGAACAAATAATTTCAGCGACACATCAAATACATCTGCAAGGCAGTATTATGTTGCAGGATCAAATACAGGAACAAACCCCTTTAACGGATATATAAGTAATGCTCGGATTATAAAAGGAACTGGTATTTATTCTGGAACAACCATTACTGTTCCCACAGCACCTTTCACAGCCATTGCCAACACTCAGCTGTTACTCAACTTCACCAACGGTGGTATCACAGATGCCACAGCCAAGAATGTGCTGGAGACCGTGGGTTCGGCGCAGATCTCAACCGCGCAGAGCAAGTTCGACGGGTCGTCCATGTCGTTTGATGGCACTGGTGACTATTTGGTGTCCCCCGCAAGCGTGAACTACGAAGTAGGTACAGGGAGTTATACCATTGAGTTTTGGGTTTACTGGAATGTAATCGGTAACATCGCAATGTTGTTTGGCTGGAATGGCGGTGCTACGGGTAGTACGTTTGGGTATACATACAGCGACGGTAGAATTGGCGTTGGGATAAATGGAACTAATGAGATTGTTTCGTCGTCCGGGCAAGCCACAACCGGGTCATGGATTCACATGGCGTTCGTTAAAAACGGTAGCACTACTACCATTTACAAAAACGGCGTTGCTATAGCAAGTAGCACTACTGGAGTTTGGTCCTCGAACACGGGCACTGCTACCTTTAGTGTTGGCGGTGGTGCAAGTGCTTCGGATACTAATTGCTACATAGACGACCTACGCATCACTCGAGGATACGCCCGTTACACCGCCAACTTCACACCGCCTACCACGGCCTTCCCAACACAGTAAAAGGAAATAGAATTGTTAATATCAGGTTGTCGAGTCCGAAATGTTGTAATGTCCGCAACATCTGTTGCCGAGAGCGACGATTATTTCAACTTGGTAACACTACTGCTGCCTGGTACCGGGACCAATGGAGCACAGAACAACACTTTCCTGGATTCCAGCACTAACAACTTCGCTGTCACACGCAATGGCAGCGCCACCCAAGGTACATTCTCACCATTCAGCCAGACCGGGTGGTCAGGTTATTTTGACGGTAGTGGAGATTATCTGACTGTTGCTAATAATGCAGCGTTAAATTTTGGAACGGGAAATATGACCATTGAGTGTTGGGTTTATTTAAACTCAACTGCTGGCACACAAACTATTGCAGCAAAATGGCAAAGCGGTAACACTTCGTGGATATGGCAATTTACTTCGTCAACAATGACTTTTTACTTTTCTGGGACATCGTCATCGTTTTCATGGAGTCCTGTAGCAAACACTTGGTATCATTTAGCACTATCAAGAAGTGGAACAGATGTAAAATTTTTTGTTAATGGTGTTCAAACAGGGGCAACATCAACCAATGCTGGAAACGCAGATTCAACAAGCATTGTTGCAATAGGGGCAAACAACGATGGGCCACAGCAATACTTAAATGGATATATAAGTAATTTTCGTGTAGTTAAGGGCACCGCGGTCTACACCGCCAACTTCACACCACCTACTGCACCACTCACTGCCGTATCCGGCACCTCGCTCTTGACCTGTCAAAGCAACCGCTTTGTTGACAACTCCTCCAATGCATTTGCCATAACGGTTACGGGCAATACCGCAGTGCAGGCATTTGCACCATTTGACCCTACCACTGCCTATGCTTCTGCTACCAACGGCGGTTCGGGATACTTTACAGGAACCAGTTCCACTGGTTATCTTTCGCTGACGCAGGCGGCATCAAATGCTATTTTTCCCAGTGGTGGTACCGGTGGCTTTACTATAGAATTTTGGTTTTTTCCTGCTGCTACATCAAGCACATTTAATAGCGTCGTAGCCGGTGCTTGGACTGGCACAGTGGGACAAGTCTGGTGGGAAATAAATTGCGGCAGCACTGGTTTCAATATTACATTAGGCAATAATGGTTTTGGTTCCAGTTCAGGCAATATACAAAGCAGTACTCCGTTTATAGCCAACCAATGGACGCACGTAGTCTTACAAAGAAGAAGTAATGGTACATCTTGGGACGTGTACCAAAATGGTGTCAATGTTTCTGCTAATCAAACCAGTCCTAACAATTTTAATCTGTATTCAGTGGCTCCTATTCGGATAGCCTACGGATATGGCAATACTGTTCTGTCAAGTTTAACTGCTTTCTATTTGGCCAACTTTAGAATTACAAACTCACAAGTTTATTCCAGTAACTTTACTCCGCCCACTGAACCTTTACCTCCTATCTCCGGCACTTCATTACTACTGAATTATATCAATGGCGGCATCATCGATGCTACCGCCAAGAATGCACTAGAGACTGTGGGCAACGCCAGTATCAGCACCACACAGAGCAAGTTCGGGGGATCATCCATGAGGTTCGATGGCTCTGGGGACTACTTAGCTGTTCCAAATTCTGTTGGACTAGACCAAGTTGGAGATTTTACACAAGAATGTTGGTATTACCGAGCTGGTGCTGGAGAAGGTAATCTAGATGTTATGTTTCTTAAAAACATAACAAATTACTTGTATATTGCTGTTAATCGAAATGATTCTAATAAAGTCACAATAAATCAGCACAACGTTGGCTCTCTCATTACAGGAACAACACAAACTGCTTTAAACACTTGGTATCACCTTGCGGTTTCCAGAAGCGGAAGTAACGTCAGATTGTTCGTTAATGGCGTTCAAGAAGGTTCAACCGCTACATACTCGACAAACACTTCTAATTCTGCAATTTCATACATTGGCGGTTTTCCCGGCGCTCACGGTTTAAACGGTTATATCGACGACCTACGCATCACCCGAGGTTTGGCAAGATACACTGCTAACTTCACGCCACCCACGCAGGCCTTTCCCACACTATAAGAGAATATTGAAATGTACATATCAGGTTGTCGAGTTCAAAATGCTGCTATGTCAGCAGTGTCTATTCCAGAAGGCGACGATTATTTCAACTTGGTAACACTACTGCTGCCAGGCACGGGCACCAACGGCGCTCAAAACAATACATTCTTAGACAGCAGCAGTAGCAGTGTCACAGTTACTCGCAATGGCACACCCACTCAAGGTACGTTCTCACCCTTTAGCCAAACAGGATGGTCAGGTTATTTTGATGGGAGTGGAGATTGCTTACGAACAACGGCATTAAATATAAGCAGTGGAAATTTTACAATAGAAGCGTGGGTAAATTTAACTACTATGCCAACAACAGATAGTTGGCCAGGAAGTTATTCTAATTGGATGGTAATTGTTGGTGTTGGGTCAGCGAGTATGGCAGATGGGTGGCAATTTCGTATTGGACAAACTATTTTAGCATTTGGTACAAACAATGATACTACAGCAGTAAGCGGAACTCATGGCATTACAGCTGGTTCTTGGAACCACTTGGCTTGTGTGAGAAATGGAAATGTGTATACGCTTTATGTAAATGGGTTTTCTGTAGCAACAGCAACATATACAGCCAACCAACCTGGAACAGGAGCTTTTACATGGGTGGGTAGTGAAACTAACCAAGGTGCTTATTTAAATGGTTATATTAGTAATTTAAGGATTTTAGCGGGAACATCTTTTTATACTACTAATTTTACACCTCCAACATCACCACTTACTGCTATAACAAATACTTCTTTATTAACTTGCCAGTCTAACAGATTTATTGACAACAGCATCAACGCATTTGCTATCTCTGCTTTAGGTGATGCATCCGTACAGGCATTTGCACCATTCAATCCTACTCAAACGTATTCTAACACTGTCGTCGGCGGCAGCGAATATATGGTTAGAACCGACTACCTCACAGTGCCAGCCAATGCTGCACTAAAAACATTTACAGGCGATTTTACCATTGAATCGTGGGTATATCCCTTGACCACCAGCGGCGCTGTTGGCGGTGGCGGTGCTGGATTCATTGATACCAGGACCAACGGCGCCACAGCGGCTCCTTGGGTATTTGGGTATGGTGGTTACGTAGCAGGATCTGGATTTACACTAAGTTATTTTGATGGATCCGATAGAGCCAGCTCACTGCGTATGCCTGTTAATCAATGGTCACACGTGGCCATGACCAGACAAGGTTCCACTCTTAGATTTTTTATCAATGGCGTGGTAGATCCAACTACGTATTCTGTAGGGGGTACCATCAACGGAGGAACCAATCCTCTGTTTATCACCAATAGCAAAGATTATGCTATAAATTCAGCATGGGGCAGCGAAGGATACTGGGCAGATTTTAGGATAGTCAACGGAACTGCGGTCTATACATCTTCATTTACTCCCCCCACTGCTCCCTTGACTGCTATTACCAATACCACATTGTTGTTAAACTTTACCAATGGCGGAATATTGGATGCTACCTCTAAAAACAATTTACAAACTGTGGGTGGTGCTGCCATCAGCACTGCGCAGAGCAAGTTCGGTGGGTCGTCCATGGCATTTGATGGTTCTGGTGATTATTTGCTATCTCCGTTTTCTCAAATTAACAGAATCAACACCACGGGAAATTTTACGATTGAATTTTGGGCGTACTTTAATACTGTGGGGGCAGATCAGCGTTTGATTGGATGGGATAACAACACAACAGGTTTGGTAATTGCTATATATACCAACACCACTGGCAATTTAGCCTATTACCTAAGTTCAACTGGTACATCTTGGAATATTGCTACGGCTGTTTCAATTGGTGGTATTGTAGTAAATACTTGGTATCACATTGCCTTGGTAAGAAATGGCAGCACATTTACCCCTTATATAAACGGTGTTGCGGGCACTGCAACGACAAGTTCCGCAACACTTGCTTCATCAACACTTCCTTTCAGTATTGGCGCGGTCGGAAATGGACAAAGTCCGTTCAACGGCTATATCGACGACTTCCGCATCACCCGAGGTTTGGCAAGATACACTGCCAGCTTTACCCCGCCCACGCAGGCATTCCCACTATTATAAATAAAAGGAAACACTATCATGATAATTTCAGGTTCATATGTACGCGGCATCAATCTCACAGCGGTGTCATCTTCTGGTCCCGCTCCAACTCCACCCATACCAGAACCCACAGCGTTTTGGATCAACACATCTAAAAATGACACAGGGAACCAATGGGTTACTGCCTATAGATTAAGTCTAGGGCAGTCTGTAAAAGATGCCAATGGCAATGTGTACTCTATCGCCAGCTACTCCAATCTTTCCAATAGTTATCTTGGCTGGACCAGGATAGACAGCACAGGTAATTTAGTAGGCGGATTTCCTTTGTATGCTGCTCCCAACAACGCTTTGAATCCCAGCACATCCGGCAATAGCACTCAAGTTGGCGGTGGCATTGCCAGAGACACCAATGGAAATATATTCATCACTGCTAAGTTTGCCCAGGACGTTTCCCTGTTGAAATTGGATTCCAATGGCAATATTCTCTATGCCAAGCGATATGTCAATGGCAATACCGATGTTCCTTTTACTTGTAAACTAGATTCTGCCGAAGCAAATATCTACATCTCATCTGATGCACGAACATCCAACAACATTCAACAGTTTACCTTGTTCAAGATTTCTGCCAGCACGGGCGATTTCATCTGGCAAAAATCTGCCAATGTTCCGGGACAGACCACAAACTCACAGGGCATAGCCCGTGGTATAGAAATTGATGCTGAAGGAAATATATTTGTCTGTGGACGGATACGTGTACCAGCCAGAGGCACTCTACAAAATTTTTATCTAACAAAGATAACTCCCGAAGCCGATGTGATATGGCAAAAATACTATACGGCCAATACCTCTGTCAGTGTGTTCTCTGAAGAGGCTATACAAATTACAATCAATCCCACAACAGGTAACATAGCGATGGGTGGTATCCGTAACAGCACCTTCCAAGGTCTACTGATTGATCAACATACTGGCAATATCATATGGCAAACCTGCGAGACTGGCCCCGAGGGACTAGGGCTGCAGGGATTCAGCACGCCAAGAAAGCCTGCTTGGGACAATCAGGGGAATGTTTGGTTTCCCACTTCTGGAGCATGCATTTTCAAACTCAACGGAGTCACTGGCAATATAGAGTTGGGAAGATATCTGCAATATCAATATTCCCAAGTACAGGATGCCAATAACCAAGGCGCCGGCGATATGGGTTATTATGACGTACTGTTTAATAACGACTATTCGGGATTTACTGTCATGGGTGGCTCTGGAACTGCAGCGGCTGCCATCGTAGGAAATCTACTGATAGCTAGACTACCAGCCAACGGAGCAGGCACCGGCAATTACATGGCCGCTGCATCATTTGGCACACCCAACTCTGGCACACTGGGATACGTGGTGGCCGCCAATACATTTGGTGCTGGAAATTTAATCTCATTTACTGGCAATCATGTGTGGTACAATCGTTCTCTAACCACACAAGATATTTCAAACATTGGTCGCCAGACTGGCAATCTAACATTTACAAAGAACATCATATCATAGTCGTAAAAAAAGGACGGTAGTTGCCTACCGTCCCCAAAATGCCACTGACCCAGGAGCGTGAAGTCAGTGGGTACTGCTAAAAACTGTTCTTCATTACAGTATTCTCTGCCAAGGCACGCCAGTTGGTAGGTGACACCTTGACCAAGTCTGCTACCTTCAAACACATACGCAGGCTCAACTCGCGTAGTCGACTCTGGTTAGTGGCCATAAACGCAAAGATCTCTTCTGCGATGCCTGGCTCGAGATTGTACTCGGCAAACAGGCCACCCTCGGCATCACGATGCACCTGCTGGATGCGCAACATCTTGTCACGCTCGGTGTTGATGGTCAGGTCCAGGAAGTGGCACCGAGATTGCAGTGCTTCCAGGTGATCCTGCAGTTTCTTGCTCTTCAAGTTTTCAAACTTCAAGTTGGTGATAAAGATACAGGAACCTTTGAACTCAAACTGGTCGGGCACACCCTCACGGCGCAACATTGACGAGTCTGAATTCCAGCAGATTCTACGACGCTTGCCCGAGTCGAGGGCGGCTTTGAGAATGTTCAAGGCAATGTCATCCATCAGCACAGAGTCACAGTCATCAAACACCAACACATTCTTGGGGTCCGAGTTCTTGAACAAGGCACAGTAAAGTCCAATGGGAGTCATTGCGCCTTTGATGATTTCAAACTTGACTTTTTTGCCTGACAATTTGTCAAAGATGCCGGCCTTTTCCAACTGGTACTCAACGCCAAAACTCTTGCCCACTCCCGGAGGACCAGACACGATCATGGCACGCACATCGCCGGCGATACAGGCACGGGTCATTTCGTCCAGGATGCTGAATCGCGTGGCGATACGATCCATGGCTTCTTGATCAGTTTCCTGCGGTGCTATCTGCAGTTCGGCTTTTTTAAATTGTACAGTTTCGCTCACTTTATCTCCGTTGACTACTTGGATGTCTGAAATTTTATTTACTTTGATTTTGATCTGCTCAGGGAAGCCGGGAAATTGGCCGCCGTTTTCTACCAACACATTGCCACCCTTGGCAGTGGTTTGAAAGTCCCGGATCAAGGTAAACACCTGACCCGATACGTCGGTATTGCGATACTCACCTGCTATGATTCTAACTTGTGCCATACTGCGCTCCTTGCTTTATTATATTAAACTTATTATAGCAAAATCTGATTTATTGGTCAAATGCCAGGATCCATACTGTGGCATAAAAACAACACCATAAATCACTGTATTTTTACTGCGTTTCTAGTATATTAGCACAGTGGCATTTAATGGTCAACCGCAGGCTGTTGTGTGGTGCGGCGCTCAATGTCTGCTTCTTCGCACTGCTCACCATACTGTATTTCGATTATCTTGAGCGGGTTTGACTCGTTGTTGATCAGTTGATGCCATTCGTTGCGAGAGATATGCAGGTATTGGTGCCGATCAAACACTCCGTTGAGCTCAACATCTGTGGTGGTGCTGTCTATGGTATCCACTGTGGCCGTACCTTCGGCCACCAACCAAAATTCACTGCGGCCTTGATGTCGTTGCATACTGAGTGCGGCACCGGGATCCACTGTGAGTTCCTTGACCTTGACGCCTGCGGCTTGGTGCAGCACACGATAGTATCCCCAGGGTCTAGTGGTCTTGGGCGCTTTCCATTCTTCCAAGATCCAACTACTGGAATTGGCCTTGTTGTTGCCACCTATTTCAAACTGAAAATCAATGCCCGGCACACGCATCTCAGGAATGTTTTCTCGTGTGCGGTCTCCGCCGTTGCAGAATATGATGGTGTCGTTGGGATGACGACGTTTGATCTCTTCCAGAGCGGCACAGCAGCTGCCATCTGAGTCATCAAAGTATGCCAGCACCTGATCCACGCATCGCAATGCACGCACCAAGGCCACACGCTCGGGTAAAGGCATGAATGCTCGACCTTTTTTGCGCTGTAACCACTCATCTGAGTTCACAGCAACATACAGTCGATCGGCCAGCAGACGGGCTGCTTCAAAACTGGCCAAGTGACCCGAGTGTAGCGGGTCGTAGCCTCCGGAACATACTGCGATTTTCATAGCGTCACATCCTCCATACCGGCTGTTCTTAGTCTGGTGATGTGTCCCAGCATCCAACTCTTGCTGTCAAGTCCTTTCATGATTCCCAACCAACGATTGCGCAACAGTGCTACTTCGTTGATGATAGTTTCATAATCGATCACTTCATCTTCACCATCTACATACTTTTCGGCGTCTCTACTACTTAATGCGCGAGCATAGCCCTCGAGATATTTTTGAAAATGGCGTCTGCGTATCTTACGCAGTTGGATATTGAGATAGTTTAATACTGCTTCTACTTCCTGCAGTTGATTGAATCTATGCTCGGTGATACCTGGTAGATCTTTCACATTACGCTCTACCAGGCCACCGATGCCGACTTCACGCTTGGCTTCCAAGAGTTCAGATTCGTAGTGTGCAATAAAATCGGGTATGGACCCTATGTCTGCTACTACTCTGCTGTACCAACTCATTTACCAGCGCTCGTCTTCTTCCTCATACTCTTCCTCTTCTTCCTCTTCTTCAAGGTGCTCCTCAGCATACTGCTTGACAGCACGTTTGATATCTGAGTCTCCGCGGAAAGCATCACGGATGTCGTCAATCTCATAGTTGTTTTCAAACAGTGTTGCTACCACTGCTTCGGCAGCATCACGGCGATCCACGGGATTGATACTGGGTTTGACATTGTCCCAGATTTCGGCTATGATATCTAAGCTCATTCTGTTTCAGGTTCCTTTTTCTTGCGTTTGATCAACGGCTCAGGATCCACAGACACAGTATCTTGGATCAGTTCTGACACTGGTTCATTGACTGGCGCTTCTTGTACCGTTGACTTCTTACTTATAGACAAGGCAGAAAAATCTCGCATAACTTGATCCAAGCAACCTGCTTCGTTTGATTCCCAGGCCCTGCGGAACTGTTTGATAATTTCGCCATCTGTGGTAGTGTAAGCCAGCCTGTTGCCGTCCTTGACCAGCATCTGCTGTTTTTCAAACAAGTCTACCAGACCCGAATAAGGATTCATACCTGTTTCATAAGGAATCTTGACCTGCACTGATTCAAAGGGTTTGGCATAGCGTGTTTTCATTACCTTACAGGCAGCACGGATACCCAACACTTCTGAAACTTTGTTGCCATCCTCATCCTCTTTGAGTTTGAGTTTTTTCATGGCTACCACGATACTTGACGCATAGATAAAGCCTTGACCACCCGAGATCTTGTCATCGGGGTCAAACATATCTTGGCTGGCATATGTATGGTTGGTGGCTACCAAGCCCACGTTGTGACTTCCAAACATATTCACGCAGTTACGCACCAGGGCTGTGAGTGCTTTGGGTTTGCGACCCAAGTCACCTTTTAAGTCACCGGCTTCAAACTGGTTCACGTCTGTGGGCGTGAGCAACATACCCAACGAGTCTATCACAAACAAAACTTTGGGCTTGTCATCGCCGGGCAAGGTCTTGTAGTCTGCCATGAAACTGGTAATGGTCTTGGCCACGTCATCGATCATGGCCATGTTTAATTTCAGTAACTTTGATTCATCCGTGTCCACTCCCAGAGCCTTGAGCCAGTCCTCATCAAGGGCATTTTCTGTGTCTACCAACACCACAAAAATACCCTGTTGCTGTGCGTGGCGTACCAAGTTGCCTGAGCAGATATAACTCTTGCCTGCGCCCGATTCACCAGCAAACACAGTGACCTTGCCCAAGGGTATGCCTTTGTGGAAATCGCCAGATACCAAGTAGTTCAGCGCAAAGTTTCCTGTACTGATCCAGTCTGTGGGATCATTGAAACCAATGCTGAGCCCTTCAATGCTTTTGGTAATGTCCTTGCGGAACTTGCTGATGTCAAAGGGCTTGCCCATTATTCGTCCCTCGTGATTTCTGTGGCTTCGTTGATCAGCGCGATCAACTGTTCTTGGGTGTTGCAAAGTATTTTTACACTGCGCCAATCTTCTTCAGAGTTGCGTCCGGAGATTTCAAACATAAAGCCGTTGTCATACATCTGTACAGTAAAACTGTCAGATACTTTTGCCAATTTGTCAGAGATTTTAGATATAGATTTTTTTGCCATTTTGTTGGTCCTTGTTGGTAAAGGTGCAGGGGTACAGTACAAGTATACTGTGACCCCTGCTATCAGTCAAGAGTCGTGATTACTGCTTTTGCTGACGTGCGCGGATCATAGCCAGGATGTCCTGGGCATTTGAACCAGATGCCTGCGCGGGTTTGGCCACTGGCGCCGAAGCAGCGTCTTCATCCTCGTCAAAAGATGATGCTGCCTTGGCCGGGGCCGGGGTAGAAGTGGCGCTTGCTTCTTCTGGGGCAGATGGCGCCGGGGAACCAGCCGGAGCCGCCATACCACCAGGGCGGAAGTAAGCACCCCAACGGTCGGGATCATAAGGTTTGCCATCAACGCTGGCCTCAAACATATCCTTCATTACCTTCAACTCTACATCGGTTGGCTTCTTCGGTAAGAAACTGGAGAGGTCAAACAAACCGAATTTCTCAATCGCTTCAAGTTCGGCCTGCGTCAGTGACGTTTCCTTACGTGCCCATTTACTGGTGCTGTAATCTGCATAACCACCTTTTGAGGTCTTGGAAACACGGAAATCCAGGCCACGCTCATAGTCGGTTGGCAGTTCTTCAATCTCGGGATCCATCAAGCTCGCTTTGATGATGGTAAAGATCTGCGGGCTGATGATGAAACGCCGGATGGGGTTTTCTGGAAGTTTGTCTTCTGCAAGTTCTGACTCGCGTACAAAG